AAAAGTTTAAGGATGTAGATCCAACAGCCATGCAGAGCGAGATTGATAAGCTCAATCAACAGTTAAAGGATAAGGATGCGGAATACGCTGCTAAAGAGGCAGATCGTATCTTTTCTGATACCATCAAAGAAGCCATTAAAACGGCCGGAGGACGTAACGAAAAAGCTGTCATGGCCATGCTTGATATGGACACATTGAAAGCATCGAAAAACCAGTCTGAGGACATTAAGAAAGCATTGGAAACCGTAAAGGAGTCTGATGCTTATTTATTTGGTTCTGACGAACCATTTAAGAACGCAGTGGGAGCAACAGGAGGAAGTGTTGATATTGGCGGAGATAATCTTTCAGCCATCAGAGCAGCTATGGGGCTTCCGGCAGAAAAGAAATAATTTTTAGAAAGAAAGAGGTAAAAAGATATGGCAAATACAATTGCATTAAGAAAAGCATATTCTACTATGCTCGATGAAGTATACAAACTGGCGTCTCTTACGGCGGTTTTGGACGGACCGAATGAGCTAGTGAAAGAGGGCGCTAACGCAAATGAGATTTTAATTCCAAAGATGTCCATGCAGGGGCTTGCAAACTACAACAAGCAGACAGGCTACGTTGCAGGTGACGTAACGCTGGAATATGAAACAAAGAAGTGCAGCTATGATCGTGGCCGTATGTTTACGATCGACGCTGTAGATAACATTGAGACTGCAGGTGTAGCATTTGGAAGATTGTCCGGCGAGTTCCTTCGTACAAAGGTAGTTCCAGAATTGGATGCTTATCGTCTTGCGGGGTATGCGTCTATTACTGGAGTGACAACAGTGGCAGCAGCTCTCGGAGATGGCAAAGCGGCTCTTGCGGCGCTTAGAGCTGCACGCGGAAAAATCGAGAATGCAGAAGCAAATCTTGCCACTTGCTATCTGTTTATTAATCCTACGATTTATGGAATGATTGAAGATTTGGATACCACAGCTTCTAAAAAGGCCATTGAAGGGTTCGCTGGAATTGTAAAGGTGCCAGAAGGCAGATTTTATTCTAAGATTGATCTTAATGCGAACGGAGAAGGCGGCTTTAAGAAAAATACAGCCGGGAAAGCAATTAATTTCCTGATCGTGGACAAGCAAACAGCTATCCAGTACCAGAAACACACGGTATCTAAAATCATTACTCCTGACCAGAACCAGGATGCGGACGCTTGGAAATTCGGGTACAGAACGGTTGGTATCGTGGAAGCTTACGATAACAAAAAAGATGGTATTTATGTGCACACAGTAGCGGAGTAGGAGTTGATTTGAATGAATCTGTATGCGGATTATAACTTCTATGTATCAGAATACAAAGGACAAGCCACAGAAGAAGAATTTCAAAGGCAGATTGTGAAAGCCAGTGCCCACGTTCGGAGGATAACCTTCGGGCGTGCGGATAACTGTATGGAAATGGAGGAAGTAAAACTTGCAGCATGCGCAGTTTGTGACATGTTAAATTCCGAATACAGTAATCAAAAAGAGTATAACGGCAGGCAGATCATATCAGAGAATACAGACGGATATTCTGTAAGTTATATGCAGGAGAGCGTATCTGGTGAGACGTTAGAAGAATTGGTTAACAGGAAAGTCTATGAGACAGCAAAGTTATATCTTGAACCAACGGGGCTCCTGTCCTGGGAGGTGTACGGATGATTACAAATGCTGCCATTACAATCTTTAATCAATTTCCGGATATGGAAACTAAAAAAATGGTATATATCCCACATTATATTGAGGCTGTCTGGCTTCATACGGACCAGGAAACAGCCATTGTTGATGGCGGTCTGGTAAGTGCGGATAAATACCGGATAAGAATACCCTATGAATATTGCAAGGCGTGGCTTCCTCCGTCTGACTTTATGGATCTGGCGGAGCCGGGAGAAAAGTGGACTGTACAAAACGATGATTTTTTCACTGTAGGGAAATGGTCTGGTGCGGAGAAAGTAAGGGGGATAACGGAAATAAAGAAAGGTTTTTCCGGTGAAGTTGGGAAGGTGTTGAGCCATTCTGAAAACTTTTTCGGGACATCCAAACACATCCGGATAGGAGGCGGTACCTGATGGGGACAAAAATAAGGCTGGATATAGATCCAGCGGATAAGATTCTGCTGAAAAGAAGCCTGAATAAGAATGGGAACGGACAGCGGTTTTTTACCCATGAAGTGCGTAGATTGTCTGATCCGTATGTGCCGTTTTTAACAGGCGTGCTAAAAAATACAGCCAGGGAAGAAATAAGCCGTATCGTCTATAACACTCCGTATGCCCGCAGACAGTATTACGAAAACAAAGGAAACGGACTGCGGGGAGCACACTGGACAGAGCGCATGTGGGCAGACCGGGGAAAAGAGATCATAAAAGCAACAGCGGCGTATTGCGGAGGTAAGGCAAAATGAGCGTAGCAAGTAAAGTAAAAGAGTTTATAGAAACCTGCCCGTTTCTGGAAGAATTTGGACAGGTTACATATCCGGTAGTGAACCTTAATGTGTTAGAGGAAGACCCGACTATGTACAGCATTGAGGAGACGCCGGCGGAACCGGTCATAAAGCGGTTTGCGAACGGGGATACGGTAAGGCAGTATGTATTCTCTTTGTGTTCCAGGGAACTGTACGGACCGGCGGAAAATGAAAAAACAGCAGAGTTTTATGAGAAGTTTTCTGACTGGCTGGAGGATTGCACGAGAGAAGGAATTCTTCCGGCATTATCCGGCCAGCTGCAGAGCAAATCGGTCAGAGCGACTACGAATGGATATCTGTATGATAACCAGGGAACCAGTTGCCAATATAGGATACAATGTAAATTTATTTATTATAAACGGAGGTAGTAAGAGTATGAAAATGGATATTCAATTTTTTGCAGAAGAAACAAGTACAGGAGTGGAACAGAGATTTCAGCAGCCGGATTATCTGGATGTGTCTGGGGGAAGCAATTCCCCGCAATTTGAGTTGTTAGGTTTTGGTGTGACGCAATTAGATAACTCTCCATCCGCACAGACTACATCGAAACGGTATGTGAATCAGAAGTCCGCAACACAGCGGATCGGTTCCTATGAGTGGTCTGCGCCATTAGAATTTGACCTGATCCGTTCAGAAAAAGCGCTTGCATTTATTACGGACATCGGAGAGAACGAAAAAACAGGGGCGGATGCAGAGACGCTATATGTAAAGGTGTATCTGAATAAGCCGGTACCGGAACAGACTACACAATTTGAAGCAAAGCAGAGAAGAGTGGCTGTAGAATTAGCTGATTTTTCGGACAATGATGGTGAGATCCAGGGCAGTGGCAATCTGATCGCAGTTTCTGACTGGGTGAACGGAACATTTGATACGTCTACGAAAAAATTTACACCGGCGGGGGAATAATAGCCCCCGCAAATAATGCCTTGGTTGGCGAGGGCGTAGCAAATGAGGCAGAAAAAATGACAGAAGTTGATGCGATGGGAAAGGAGTAGAGGCATGGAGATACATGGCGTTACATTAGATTTTTCGCTGTATAACGAAGATAAAAAAGAGGTAAAAGAAAAGTATTACGAAGAGTTACTTAAGATGTCTACTGTAAGCAAAAACCTCCCAGAGGGTACAGAGCAAGAGAGGAGTAAATATCTGTGCGATTCTATTAAAAGTATGTTTGACAATATATTTGGCGAGGGGACAGGCGTTAAGGTATGTGGAGAAGATAACGACCTTCTGCGGCACTTGGACGCATATGATCAGCTGGTGAGTGAGCAAATGCGGCAGCAGAATAAGTATGCCGGGATTATGAAACGTATAAGGAACATGAAGGTGAAAAAATGAGTGTCTTAACTTCTCCTTTTCCAATATCTCTGATGATAGACGGTGTGGAGTGTCCGATCAACTCGGACTTCCGCACTGTTTTGCGTTGTTATGAAATACAGGGGGATAAAGAAGAGCTGTCCAAAGAGGAATTGCTAAAGATCCTGCTATTGTTTTATAAAAAGCAGAAGATGTTTACGGAGGAACATGTAAATAAGATGTACTGGTTCTTTTCCTGCGGCAGAGAGAAGGGAAAGAAGCGGTTTCCACGGAAAATTGCAGGGATAAATGATAAACAGCCGTTTGACTTTGAAAAGGACGCTGATCTGATTTATGCTGGCTTTATGCAGCAATACGGCATAGATTTGCAGACAGAAGATATGCACTGGTGGAAGTTTATGATCCTGTTGGAGAATCTGGGAAGTGGCACCCGGCTGAATAAGGTAATGGAATACCGGACGATCGACACGAATAATAAGAACCTGTCAAAAAGGGAAAGGGAGTTTTACAAGGCTATGCAGAGATACTATGGCATTGACGTAAAAGTCCCGGAAATGAGCGAACGGGTGAAGCAGATAGAGGAAGCCCTGCTAAAGGGCGAGGATGTGAGCCAGTTACTGAAAGATTCATCGTAAATTTATCTAAAATATGGTATAATTTCCCTATCTATACAAAAGGAGGGAAGCGCTATGAAGAAGATAATAAGTATGTTGCTTGTGGTGAGTCTGTGTTGCGGTATGATTGTGGGGTGTGGTGGAAAGCCATCTGACGTAAGCCAAGAAGTATATGATTTGGGGGTAAGAACATGTAATGAATTGGAAGACTATGTATCAGGCACGATGAGTCAGGAAACCTGTTATTATAGGCTTGTTACACCGGCAGAAGAGGCAGAAGAAATAAATAGGAAAAACGAAGAGGAATTAGGAGATAAATATTCATGGGAAGAACGTCAGGAAGATAAAGATATTTTGGAAAATATTATAGATGCCTGCGATGCAGTTAAATCTGCAAATGAAGGAGAAACCTACGAGGCAGAAGATATACTTAATGAGCTAAAAGAACAATTGAATCTTGAATAGCAATATGCCACCTGCTCCGGTAGGTGGTATTTTAATGCAAAGAAAACCACCGATTACTCGGTGGCAGAATGTGGCAGTGAATTACGTTTAAATTTAATAAATTCAATATACTGTTTTATATCATTTAATTCATCTTGAGAGAAATCAGACGGATTAAAAGAATTATAAAACTCATGGTTTATATTTTTTTTGATAGCCATTACGTCATCTTCTAAAAGAGCGTCAACAATAGAATCCCGGAGTTCCAATGGTAGTGTAGAAAATCGTAAGAGTTCATCAATAGTGACACCTAAATTATCACAAATTTTTTGAAGAACGTCTAGGTTTGGCTCACGGTTATTGTTTTCGTAATTAGAATATGTCGAATATGGAACATGAATTTTTTTCGCAAATTCTTTGGCTGTATATCCTTTTGATAGACGTAATTCTTTAATAAATGAACCGACTTTGATGTATTCGTTTATACCCATATAACCACTCCTTTTATATAGAATAGCATGAAATATTCAAAAATGCAAATTATATATTGACATATTCGAATAGGAATGATATTATAAATGTATTCGTAAACGAATATTGAAGGGAGGTGTAGAAATGGTGTCTGTACATATTAATGTGCAAAAGATGTTAATTGCAATGGCAAAAAAGCAGTATAATTGTGCAGTACTAGCAAAAAAAGCAGGAGTTTCCAGACCGACTATTTCGTATATAAGGAATGGAAAATCCTGTAAGCCGGATATTGCAGGAAAACTTGCGATAGCGTTGGATTTATCAGTAGAAGAACTGATAGAAACAAAAAAAGAACAAACACACTAGCTTTGGACGGCATGTGTTTGTTCAACTTAGAAACCCGTCAATCAACAGGAATTCTATATTCATTATATAGAGTTCCGACCTAAAAATCAAGTGAGGAATTAAAAAATGAAACAGATTGAGCAGACAATTAGCAGTATCGAAGTAGCGGAGATGATTGGAAAGAGACATACTGACCTAATGAGGGATGTACGTAGGTATCTCGAACAATTTAACGAGAGCAATCTTGCGTCGGTTGAATTTTTCCACGAAAGTACCTATAAAGACGGGAAAGGAGAAAAGCGTCCTTGCTACAACGTCACAAAGAAAGGCTGTGAGTTTATCGCTCACAAGCTGACCGGAGTTAAAGGCACAGAGTTCACAGCAAGATACATTGAGCGTTTTCACGATATGGAAAATACAATTCGGCAAGGAATACCTGAAAAGAAATCTTCCAACGACCGTTTCCGTATCATGGAGATGAACGCCCGTTCCAGAATGGCGCAGACGTACATGAAGCTGGCGCAGGTGGACACGCTTTCCAGTACATACAAAAACGTGCTTGTGTCAAAGGCAAGCGAGGTATTGGCAGGGGAACAGATTATCCCGTTGCCAGCGATTCCACAGAGGAAAGCATATTCAGCGAAGGAAATAGGAGAGATGTTCAATATTTCGTCGAATAAAGTCGGCAGGATTGCGAATAAGCATAATCTGAAGCAAGAAAAATATGGCGAATATCGTAGAGGAAAAAGCGAGCACTCCGTAAAGGAAGTGGATACATGGGTATATTTCGATACGGTGATTCCGGTGTTTGAAAGTATTCTGGGAATCGAGGTGGCGTAAAATGCGTGAGGAAATAATACAAAAGATGTATGAGCACCATGTGAATGAATATGGCTTGTCGGAAGAAATCAGCGGTATATTTGACAGTATCACAGAAAAGGTTGAGGAATTAAGCAACGTGGATGAAGCTGAACTTATAGGAAATAAATTAGTCTTTTTGGAACATGCAGTTTTTGTTTTGGCTGTAAATACGGTATTAGATTTTATTTCCGGTAGGGAGGTGGCGTGAGATGAAAATAGACACAGAGATATTATTAAGAAGTCAAGAAAATATTCCCAGTAATGATATACGTGAGTTGTCGGAAGTAATAAAAAGATATTATCATTTTTCGGCTCCAGAGTTTTGGATGTGGAAAATGTTTCAGTTTGGTTTTGTATACGGCAAACGCGCAGAACGCGCCAGAAGAAAGAAAACAGCATAGAGGTAACGGTAATTAGAACACCTGTCTTTGGATGGGTGTTCTTTTTATACAAATTTTTAGGCGAAGGTAGGTGAAGTAAATTGGCAGATGGGAAAGTCGTAATTGAGACTGATCTAGACTCTTCCGGGATAGAAAAAGGATTATCTAGATTGGGAAGTATAACTGCAAAAGGTCTGAAAGTGGCAACAGCCACGATTGCCGGGACAAGTACTGCGTTGGCAGGAATGGCTACGGCGGCAATCAAAGTTGGTTCTGATTTTGAAGCGGGCATGTCACGTGTGAAGGCAATATCCGGAGCGACAGGGGATGAATTTGAACAACTCCGGGAGCAGGCGATCCAACTTGGAGCGGACACAGCATTTTCGTCCAGTGAAGCTGCGCAGGGTATGGAGAATCTTGCGGCGGCAGGTTTTGAAACGAAGGAGATCATGGACGCTATGCCGGGGCTTCTGGATCTGGCTGCGGCGTCTGGGGAAGACCTAGCAAGCAGTTCTGATATTGCAGCAGCAACACTTAGGGGCTTTGGGCTTGCCGCTTCTGAGGCGGGGCATGTGGCGGATGTCTTGGCAGAAAATGCAAACCGGACGAATTCTTCCGTAGCGGAAACCGGAGAGGCGATGAAGTAT